TGCATGCCCAGGCTTTGCAAGATCATTAGAGTCTGCTTTGAATGCAACAACCTTGCCGCCAGACAGCGAAAGCGTGACGACATTGCCATAGTTAAGGGCCTCCCCAGCCTTGACAAATATCCTTTGCTCCTTTGCAGAAATCAGCTTTGTAAACTGGTCAAGCACAGCCTGCTCTGCAGGACTATATTGCACATTGCCAGTGTTGAGAGCAACCTGCTGACTCAGTGCATTGATAGCGTTATAAATTGGACTAATAATATTAGCTTCTTTATCCGTAAGTCCGGCAGGATAAAGCGGCAGTCCAGCAGAGATGAGAAACTGTGGCATGATTACATCTGGCTCGTGGGCAGGGCTTCGAGAATAATCGTGCTCATATCAAATGTACCCTCCACGATGAGGTTAAAATTCTTGGTGTCAATCATCGTGCCCAGGATTTTGAACTCATTCACGGAGGAGATTGTAATCATAGACTGCGGTGTTGCCAATGTGCGTCCATCATACGATGGCGCAATATAAACAGACCCTGAGCTTAGACCTTCAACTTCTGCACGATTCAGTTGCACATTGCGTGCGCGTGTAAGTTGTACTCGCCCAATGACCAAGACGCCGGCGTCCTGAGTATCCCTGATTTGCTTTGACCAGTCAGCAATTTGCACTTCCCCGGTCTCAAGCAAGAATGCTAGGCCATGTGGCGCCGCAGTAAATGCGTTGCTTTGCTGTGTAGTGGCGCCATAACTGGTACTGACAAAGGCGTCATAGTCTACGTCTCCCAGCATGGAATAAGTAATATCCCCAGTCACAACCCCATAGTTGTAATAAAAACAGTCGCGATGCACAATGCGCAACTTGCCCCAGCGCTTTACGCCAGCATCGTAAACAAGTGCAAAGGAATAAACACCTGGATAGGTGCCATAGGACAGGACAACATAGCGGTCTCCAACTGCTGCAACTTTCACATAGAAATCTAACGTTGTAGCATCTTGTGAAAGCGTATGGGCTGTGCTGTTATACCGCTCAATCTGGCGAGAAGAAATAAAGTCACTCAGGTCTGGATAGATGAGCTCTGAAGAATTGAGCGAAACCTTTTGCATTCCTGCAGTAGTGTAGGCAATAACTGCGCCAAGATTGCCCTCAACTGTGACTTGCTCATAGCTTTCTACGCCCCCCGCATCCGGGATCTCACGAAATACCCAGGGGATGGAGAGTGAATTGGGGTTGTATTGCGCGCCTTGGGCATTGCGACTTGTGAAAGCAATGAAGCCCCCGGCGACTTGAATGACTGCAGTGATTGGACCTTTAACATCTGGGGGGACTACAGAGCCAGAGCCAGAAATTTCTCCAGAAATTGTAGTTTCATAATTAAAATCACCACTAGACTGAGCAAACGCCCAGGCCATTTGAATCCCAGACCAGACAATCAAATAGCCTGAAGATGAGGAAATACCGTCAATCTCCCCAACGTTCATTTTTCCGCCAGTCGCAGAAAACAAATTCTGTACCACGGTGCCGGGCGGCGAGAAAGTCTTAGTGCTTGGGTCCCATAGCAAGATGCTCATGTCCACAGGACTGGGATCGTTTGACTTGAGTCGCGAAAAACATACAAACGTGCGACCATCCACATACGCATATGTGACTTTGCTATTGGCCGGGTTGCATGTAGGATCAAGAGTCAGACTATAGATAGAAGGAATAGTTTCCGTGGTCCAGGCACTAGTGGTGGCGTCGTAAACATAATTCTTGCCCTTACCAGGGCTGTAAATTACATAGTTTTCATCCGAATCACGCAGCGGAAAGATAGAATCAAAGTCTGTATTAACTGTGGGTGCAATAAATTGCGAATATCCTACTGATCGCACGCCATTACCGACGGGCATGAAGTTTTCGCCGTAGATAATTTGCGTGAGATTATAATCTGCGGAGTCTTCGCTGGCCACGAAGCCGCGGGGCGCCCGTCCTGCACCATCAAGGCCAGGGATAAACACAGCTCGCGGAGCTTCAGTAGATACAAATGGAAAAGAAGCATTGTTCAGTGGCAGCTTAAATCGTTGCACAGCCATCAGATAACTCCCTTTTGCTTGAGCCACATGTACAGGCCCACAGAAATGACGCCAACGATCCAGAATAGTTTGCTGATTACGCTCTTGCCCACTTGCTTGTACATCTGGTCAGTGAGCTTGCGCATGGCGCGCTCTGCAGCACGCTCTGCAATTTCCTCAATCTGTTCTTCCGTGAGTGTAGTTTGCATGTTTGGCTGCTGCATAGTGTAAATTTCCTAGCTCAGGGCGAGATCAAAAGTGAACCGTCAGTTTGACTTATTACCAATCCTTTTGCAGATGAAATTATATTAAAAAGTTTTGGCATGTCAGACATATGCGTCTGATAACTTGCACCAAAATCTTTTGTTACTAGAATATTTCCAGTATCAGTGGTGACATAAATTTCACCAGTAAACGAATTCATTGCTAAGCTAGTGGGTGTAGCATCGGCAGGAAAATTATTTACCAGTGGAGACAGCGTGTTTCCTAGCATGAGAGGGACGGTAGGATGATTATAGGCTCCAGATATCATTGTAATGACATCACCTGCGTACTTATATTTATATAGTTGGATGAATGGGTAATATGTAGCAGCAGGTCTATTGTATGTAATAACCGGAGGCAATACAATTCTGTCCTCAGCACTGCCTAGAACGGTAGTACTAAATCCATTTTTATTCATAGCCGTAGCTGACGTGCTACCGGCGTACCCAATAAGTGTACTAAAACTAGTAGGGCCTAATACTAGGCAGCCGTTTACTTGTCCTGGAATATCTATAAATCCAATAGGATTTATGATAGACACCATGGGCGCATTCACAGCTGTTGGCCAGCTAGAAATATACCCAAAACCACCTTCATAAGTATAAAATACAGTACCCCCAGTGCGTACATTGAGAGTTTTAGCAAATACTGAAAGTGCTAGGTCGTTAGACGCTCCTGTAGATATTAATCTGCGCACAAGTCTATTAGTAGTGGCAGATGGGCTAGTCTTGTATAGGTAATAAAGATATGTACCATCACACGCCATGTCAATGATTGGCGGCTCCACAGATCCCAACAAATTTGTCTCTGTCCAGTTAATTAAATCTGGAGAATAATCAAAGCTGATTACTGATGGACCGCCACTAGCAGCCATAAAATAGCCGCCGTCAAACTTAAATCCTGACAATCCAGAATAAACCGGCATGGCCCCGGAGCGCCAACGCGTCCCAGGCCTGCTGTTCAACCAAGCTGTTCTGCTCCTAAACATCACACAGCTCCGCCAAGCGCTACACCATAAATATCGCTACCCACTTTCAGGATCTCAACAAATGTAGTCCCTGTGGCCAAAAGCGTGGGCGTGACACCATTGAGCCACTTGATGCCAGTGGGCCAAGTGGCAGTGTAGGTTCCAGGATTGGTAATAAGCACTAGAGCAGATTGACCAGTCAACATGCTGGCGGCTGTCAGCGTAATGTTGCCTGTAGGCGTCACCACTGTGATCTGCGAAGATAGCCCAAGCGCTACAGTTCCAGACGTGCTCAGAGTTGTGACTGTGGCACTACTGTCCACAGGAATAAATGCAAACCCATTGTGCACAAACATCCGATAAGATGTCGTGTTATAGTAAAAATCTCCGGCAGTCAGAGGATTCCCAAGGGTATCTGTGGTCGGCGCCGCCGCACTGGTGCCTAGCCATTGGCGCATGGCATTGACAGAAGCCTTGAGCGTGCGAAATTCTTCTGCAGCACTAAATACTGGCTGGCTTGCAACTGGTTCAGTGGCTTGAGTAGCGTTTGGAACATAGGTGGCCATCAGTATTCTCCAAAATCAAGCAACGTTACCAAGCAGATGAGAAGCCACAAGCATGCCCTTGAATGGATCAACATGCTCAGACTTGAACTGCCCAGCCATTTCAACAAAGCCAGTGCGGGCAAACACAATTCCCGCCGCCCACATAGCTAGCTCCTCAGGATAGGTGTCTGCAACCCAGCTGCTGTAGGTGAGTTCTGCAACATCAGGATTTTGAAAGAAATAAAAATTCAACAGTCCTGTCACAGACTGCGGATAGACTCGAGCCGTGGCTCCAATAAGTGTGTACATGGAGCTGCGCCGGCGGCCATCATTATCGTAGAGGTCATCGGCATCACGATATTCCAAAGACTCAGTCGGCGCAAAAGTTGCCGCATCAATGCTCTGCAGAAACTTCAAGCTGCGCAGGCGCGTGAGGCTTGTATGAATGCTTGGAAAATCGTAATAAACAGCCGTGGTAGAAATAGCGTAAGGAAGCGCCGTGACCTGCAAATCCCGCGGGAAAAAATCAGTGTGGTGAGCCCTGAGAGTAGCAGACTTGATTGCTGCCTTGGTAATATCTGGCACTTCTGGGCGCCGCGTCTGGGCAACCACCAGAGTTTCCATTTCAGCAAATGTAGTCATAGTCTACTCTCAGGGGAAAAGGATTACGCCGTGGCCTTGCCAGCCGTGTCAGCCGCATCAGCAGCAGCCTGGGCATTTTGCTGGCCGATTGCTGCCAAATTTTCACGCTTGGTGAAGATCAAACTAGCAACTTTGTTTGCCACTGCATCGAGCTGCTGAATGACTGCAGGGTCATTCGTGGTAAGAGTGCCACCAAAAAACACAAGCTCAAGTCCATCTGGCATGATGAACTTTGCGCCAGGAACACTGTGATAATAAGTCTTGGCCCGGGGATCTTTCAACGCCTCCGGCGTAGACCCCATAGATTCACCAGAGCGCAAAACTGCAGGAGCCTCGGGCGCCTGAAGATTTTGAAGGACTTGACGAGAAGAAACTGCACCTAATGCCATGATTTGCTCCGAAGTTGGAATGAGAGATTGCCCTCAGGATGAAAAAAGAGCCAGCTTGCTGGCTGGCCCTTTCCTAATCTCAGCCAGTGATAAGTCTGAACCGAGAAATTTCTTGCACCAGTTTGGTTGCGGCAAGCTCATCTACTGTTACTTGGCCAGTAGTAGCATTTGGAACCAGAACAGAGGCACCGCCTCCAGTCCGAATCGTAATGCTACTGATGTAGCCAGGATCAGTAGAAGCCATGCCAGGAGTGTTCACTTGGATCACTGCCATGACATGACTCCTTGCTTAGCCAGCCGCGGCGGCCGTGAAGTTGTAAAGGATACCGAACGCTGCAGGATTCTTGATCGTGCAGGTCAGCTCAGTGGTGAGCGTGCCACCTTCGGCATCAACACCGTTGTCAACCAAGGCGCCGCTGGCATTGTACGCAGCATCGCTGGTCTTACGCAGGTAAGCCATCGAGAATGCGTTCAGGTCAGCAACAACTGCCATCTTTGCCCAAGTAGACGCGCTACCATAAGCATTGAACAGCGGATGCTCGATCATCTCGAACGTGCCACGCGGAGTGCGCAGCATGTCGAGTTGCAGGCCCCAGCTGGTTTCAGCCGTGCTGATCTGATAAGTAGCGTTCAGACGCGCGATATTGTGGATGACACGACGAGCGGTGCCACCAACAAAGATCGTGCGAATGTTGCCACCCTTGGGATCAGTGACAGTTTCCAGCGTCTTGTCCAGAGCTGCTTCCAGCTGCGTCCAATTCGTGGTAGCACCGAGCGTCGTGATATTGCCAGAAGCAGCAGCAGTCACGCGCGCGATGATGCCTTCCATCGTGTGCAGCGGCTGACCATTCTTGGTGCCCATGAACTTCTGACCGAAGAACAGAGCCTTTTCAATGGCCATTGCGTGCAGAGCAGCGCAATCTTGTTTGCTTTCGCTAACATAGCCAGCACCAGCAATCTGCGGAATAGCAGCAGCAGTCTTGGTGACAGCCCAGCTGTTGCGGAAGATTTGCGTGTTGTTGACGTAACGATCAGCAATGATCGCAACAGCCGACGGACGCACAGAACCTTCTTCAAACGCATTGCCAATGGTGTACAAGTCATCATTGTCAAGCAGCGCAGCGGCAGCAACAGTGCCAACAGCGCGCGTGACAGTGACAGACGTGGCCGACGGCGTGGTGTTCACCATCATCACTTCACCCGTGCGATCAACACGAATCAGGTCGCCCGGCACCACATTGGTGTAGGAGTCCACGGTAAACGTGGTATCACCAGACGTGTAGCCGCCACCATTGTTGATCTTCACAAACGGGAAGATCATGGTCTTGGAGAAGTAGCCGTGCTCGATGTTGCTGGCAGTCTCATCCTTGAGGAGAGCAGTCAGGCCAAACAAGGGAGCAGTACCATTCGGCATCAACCGAGTGATAGCTTGGGCAAAACTGACCGCATTCAGATTGGTCGGTGCATTTGCCGAAGAAAGAAGTCCAACAGCCATTTCAGTTCCTTTCGCGCTTCAGCGCTTATTGAAGGTAAGAAGAAAAATCAGTCTCTTTGGGAGCACTTGCAGCTTGAGCCGCTGCGCGCTTGGGAGCAGTAAGCACTTCAGCCATCTGGGTGAAATACTGTTCTGCTTGCTGTTGCACCGCTTCCGGTGATAGTTGAGGATTGGATTGAGCGATCTGCATCTTGACAGCGCCTAGCATCGGAGCAACTGCTGGATGCGACAACGCTTCATGATTAGTATTTTGACTTTTGATCTGAAAGTTCCTGATGCGCGAATCCAGTGAGCCATTCACGCGCTCCGCAGCAGTGCGAGCGCCGTGCTCAACAAGACCATGTGAGAGTTGCGCAGCTGCAGCAAATGCCTCGCGTGCAGCACTATTGATGGCATCAGTAAAAGCCTGAGCATCTCCAGACAGGGCCTTTTGCAAAGTTTCCTGGGGAATGCCAGAGGCAAAATTTGCCTGTGAAATTTGTTGCCGGAAAGCAGAAGGATCCAGCGGACCAAGCAAAGGATCAGCCAATGTCGGAGCCTTGGGAGCATTGGGGTCTGCAGGCTTCGGCTTGAACATGTTGGCAAAGTTGTCCAGCGGATTCACAGCTGTATTGGAGCCGTCAATCATAGCCTGCGGGTTGGCGCCAGGATTTGCCGGGGCTTGCTGCATAGACGCAGGCAAACCAGTAGGATTCTGGTTCATGTTGATAGGCGGCGTGTTTGCAGGCTGCGGAGTTGCTGCGGGAGCTGCAGGCGCCGGGGCAGGAGCTGCATTGCGACCAAAGATGCCAGGAAGAAAAGCCATGATTACCTCTCAGTTTGCGACGAATTTGCCAGAGCTGTCAACAGCTCAGATTGAAGCTCAGTATAGGCATCCACAAAATTGCGGAGCCTTTCGTGAGCAAGGATTGCTTCCACTTGCTTCCCTGGATCAGGATTGAATGGAAGTTTGCTCTCAACGAGAGCGCTTGCATACGCTTCAATTTTGTTTTGAAGATACGCAAGGAACAAAGGAGAGACTTGCATCGCAAGGCTCTCATCCTCTGGACTCAGTGTGAGCCGACAGAATCTACTGCCGGAATCAAGTGTGACTGTTCTCATGCTGGTTGCGCTGTTGGCGCTTGCGGTGGTTGTTGAGCTGCAGTAGTCTGTTGGAGAGTCTGCAGGAATTGTTGCTGCTGTTCAGGGCTGCGCTTGAAGTCTTCCAGCCAATACGCACCCTGCAGCTTTGCCCAGTAGATAAACATGCCGAGCACATCATACTCAGTGCCAACCGCAGGAAGTGCTTGTGCAGTCTGCAAGAAGACAGTGAGCAGATTGGAATTGAGCATCTTCTCTGCAGGAAGTTGCCCGTCTGTGAGCTTGAATTCCAGAATTGCTTGCCGCAGTGCCACAGGATCAACATCCACCATGGCACGCTGGTCACGATTGAGAATAGAACCAGGCTGCTGGTACTGTAGTGTATTAGCTTTGACGATCTCCTTGACTGGCGTCATGAACTGGTGCTCAATCGTGAGCGATGCCAGCTGTTGACGCGAGTTTGAATTCGTCATCGTGGTTTCAAACTCAGTCTTGGTCTTGTTCCCTTTCTGGAACTGCCCACGATCGACTTTGTTCTGACCCGTGGCTTGGTCCGCCATCCCAGAAATCATCTCAGACATCTGGATATTGGTGCCTGAGTTATCTTCTCGGTAAGGAATCTGATACACGGCCCGAGCCATGGCATTGTCATCCTTGGCAAGCGAGGCATTGCGCAAGGGAATGCGGCTGACACTGGAAACTGCGTCAATATCTTTTTTGTCTATGAGTCTGGGATTGTAAATTAGTCGGTCAAAGACAAGACGCCGCTTGGACTCCAGAGAGATATTCCACAGGGCAGAGCCCATGTCTTGGAATGGCAGCGCATTGTCAAGCATGGATTGCGTTTGGTAGCCTAGGCCATCTTCATGCGGCTGCATGATAACAGTGGGGAGATAATCGTATCCAACATTGAGCTCTTCAACAAAGATTACGACAGCCCAGTTAATGATGATGCCGTGATAAATCTTGACCTGATTTCCACGCGCACCAAAATCTGACGGGATTGCCCGGCAGAAGAAATGAGTCAGCAGATAGTGGTCACGGTATTCCAGCTTGTTTTGGTTGGAGCCGGGCAAGCCCATCCACTGCCCCCAGTTGCTGGCACCGTACTGAAGCTGAGACAGATTGAGATACTTGTTGATCTCAGGAATGTAATAACTCAGTGCCGTGGACTCATCCTGGGATGAGCCTGAAAATGGAGACTTGAATGCCTCCGTTGCACTGGTAGTTTTTTGGCTGTCAAGCACAGAAAACAGGCGCTTCAGTTGAATGCGACTGATAATCTCGTTGTAACCAAAATACTCGCCATCCGTGTGCAATACAGCTGGCGCCACGGTCATGTCCATGAAGCAGTTGTAAGGATCAACTCGCTTGATGCAGTTTCCGCCGTACGAGTAATCTTTCAACGCAGCAAGGCCAGCCGCGGATATACTGGTGTCCGTGACGACTGAGCGCAGCGGCGTCTTTTTCCATTCCACGACTGCAGCTCCAAAATTATATTTGAAGCCATCACGAAAAATCTTCATCAGTTCTCGTGCCCAGCCGTAACGAATAGACTGGTCACCAAGCGCAGTTTCAAATTGCAGCGCAAGAGATTGATTCTCAGGCGTAGATACAACGCCAAAGACTGGGTAAGATGTCAGGAAGACGCCAGTCTGGTATGCCACGGCAGATTCAATCTGAGGCATGACAATGGGCACAGTCATGTCCTGCAGTTTCCGGGCATCGCCGGCCATATTTGCACGCACTGCACGAATATGCTCATCCGTGACATTGAGCTGGCGCTGATATGCCTTGT